CAGTCGTATTGTGAAATTAATTCTTCGACACTAGGTTTGAATATTAGATTTCCGTATGCTGAATTTACAGTTCCATCTGGGTTCTGTATACTCTCCCAAAAGCTTGCGTATTTTTTAATAAATTCTACGTCATTTCTTCCTAAAAAGTACCATATAAATTCTGCAGCTATATACTTATATTGAGATCCTCGTCTACTATTATCGTAAGTAGAAAGAATAGGATTATCTATAAGTAATGTAGTGTTTAATATTTCTTTACATTTAAGTCCTCTAGGTGAAGACTCAAAATCAGGAAGATTTAACAGCTCGTCTAAACTATCTCTATATACATCAGCAAAAGTTTCTCCTTTATATACTCTCATCTTTATAATTGATTTACTTAGATATATTTTATACTAAGACATTAATCGCGGTTTTATTATGTTTTAATGTTTGATACTATTTCCATTTCTGAAAAATGGTTAGGCATAGTTACATTTATATGCTCGTCAAAACATTCTTCTGGTAAAGTCTCGTGAGAAATTACGAATATAGTCATATTATACTTATTAGAATATTCTCTAAGTATGTCTATTGCCATATTAACATTGTTTTTGTCTAGTCCGCTGAATATTTCATCTAAAAATAAAACATTCATTTTATTATATTTCATTTTAATAAGTTCAATAAACGCTAATAATACAATTAGATTCATTTTCTTACGCTGACCTGTAGATAGACACTCTACTGAAATTTGCATTCCAATATGATATATTATAGGATTAAATTCATTGTCGAACTCAAATTGAAATTTAAACTCTAGCCTATCAGATATATCAGCAATTCTACTATTAAGAGTTGGTAGTATCTTATCAACCATTACCTTTTTTATTCCTCCATCAGATAATGCTCCTCCTAATACTGAAAATACTTCGAATTCCTGTCTATATTCAGATTCCTGTAATTCTAAACTTTTAATGTTTTCATTAATTGTTTTTATTATATCAGAAATAGTAGACTGACTCTGTTCTTGGTTTTCAGTTATTAACTCAGATTCTAGTTCTAATATAGTGCCTTCTATTTGAGATACTTTAGAATTAAATGAATAAAAATTTTCCTTAGCTACCTCCTGTAAGTCCTTTATCTTTTCTAAGTCCTTGTCTATTTTATACTTTTCTTCTTTTATAATCGTTATAGATTTTAAAAGCTCTACTTTTTTATCTAGTATCTTATTTTTTATTTCTACTGCTCCGCTAGTCTCTAAATCAGAAAGACAATGTGGACATTTATTAGAATCATGAATCTTAAGTTTCTTATCACATTCAGACACAAAACTATTAGCCTTAGTCGAAGAATCTCTTTTTATATTAGACTCATCTGTTAGGTTAGAAATATCTTTTTTATGCTTATTAAATTCTAATTTATGTTCTTCTTTTTTAATATTTAAATCTATCAGCTGCTCTTTTAAATTTTTAATTTTAGAGTCATTAGATTTTTTTATCTTTGATTTTAAAGATTCAAGTTGAGTTTTAGAGTTGTCTAATAGGTTTTTATTTGTTTTTATCTCTGACTCTACTATCTTTATATCTTCTTTATTTTTAGAAATATCAGATTTAATAGTATCTTTTATTTCGTTTAGTATATCGATACCGAACATTGGATCTATTATCTTTCTTTTGTCTGATGCAGATAGCGTAACAAACGATTTAAAATCATCAAAGGATAGGCTTACTGTATTGCAAAATATAGAAAAGTTTAAATCTAATAATTCTTTTTCTATGTATTCGTCTATTTTCTTTTTGTCTGGTAAATTATGAGGAACTCCATTAACTTTTATTCTATGAAAATTAGGGTCTATTCCTCTTTCTATTATTATATTATCTCCTCCGGTTGTTTCAAATTCGTTATATGTATATGCGTTCCTATTTATCCAGTTAGGAAGATCTTTCATTTTACGTATAGCAGATTTACCATAAGTAGATACCGTTAACGCTTCTTTTATAGAAGATTTACCTGCTCCGTTTTCTCCTTGTATATGAACAAGCTTTGGTGAATTTCCAAATTTATAAGCCTGTGTCTTGTTTCCATACGACACTAGATTTTTCCATCTAATTTCTTTGAATTTCATTTATACTAACGATTTAAAGGTAAATAAGAAGATAGCGTGTATTTAGGAAAGATTATATTAGTCATGTCTTCTATTTCTAAAATAGTAGTTTTATACTTATCAAAAGAATATTCTGATTTAGAATTAGGTATCACATACGACTCGGTAGATATGTTTCCATCTTTAAACTTATAGATTATTTTATAATATTTTTCTGGAACCGATACTTTATTTATACCAATAGTAGGAAGACCGTCAAATAATACTCCTGCTGTATATACATATAGACTATCACTTGACTTTATTAAGCCTCTTACATGTGATTCTAATGACTTCCATATTCCTCTATTAAAACCTGGAGATTGAGGAGACATATTAGACATTAAAAAAGTTTCATTCATTTGATCTTGGTTACATGACTCATCTGCAGATGGTTTTAAATGTCCTCTATCAAATCCTGATTTATAATAATCAATAAGTCCAGCGGAACCTGATTCAATATCAATGTCCGGTTTAAATTTATTCTTTCTTTTTGCTTTTACTATACATTTAATATCACTGGGTAATATCTTATAAAAAACCCAATTAGGCTGTTCATGTTTTTCGTTATATGATATACTAAATCCGTTTCTATGTACGATCTGATTATTTAAATCATTAGGTTCAATATACGCAGATATCGAAAATATGCATATAAAAAGTGTTAATATTTTTAAGTTTAAATTATTCATATTGCTTTTCTTTATTTTTAGATCTATCATATGCATCAGTAAATACCTTTATTATATTTTTTGATATAGTATGAGGAGTGTCTCTAGACTCTAGGTATATTTTAAGTATTTCAAATATATTATACTCATAATTATCATCGATGTTTAACTCTTTTTCTTTTAATGAACCTCTATCTTTAGTAAACGGTATAAACTCGATAGTTCTATGTCCACATCCAGTTATTAGGTCTAGAAAATTAGTTAAAGGAAAATTCTTAGACATTTCGCTGTCTATTAATACATCTACAAAATTATTTTTAAATATTTTAGATATTTTTTCGATATTTAAATCTAAAATTTCATTAATATTTACTTTAATGTATCTAGGAGAATAATCATTCTCATAGAATGTCTCTAATATATCATCAGATTCCATATTTAATTTATAGAATCCTTTAGTATTTCCACAGTCTCCTCTGTCTAAGTGAAATGGAGTTCCGAGATATACTATATTTTTAGCTGATTGTCTTATGTGTATGTGTCCTGAATATATTTTTTTAAAAGACTTTAGATTTAAAGGGTTTAATCCGTGCTCAATTTTTTGGAATCTATTTAATTTAAAGTTTTTTATATCAGAATGACATAGGACATAGTCAACTTTATTAACGTGCTTTTTGACAGTATCAGTTATTTTTTTATCGTCGCTCTCCCAAGGTAGCATTAAAAACCTATGTTTTCCGTTTATTTCTAATATTTCAGGCTTTTCATAGATCTTAACGTCTTTATATAATAAGTCTATCTGCTTTAACGAATGTATGTCGTTTCTATCTTTGTAATATACATCATGATTTCCAAGAATGATATGAATACCTTTTTTAAATTCTTTAGTTAATCTATCAAATATCTCAATTTGTTGATTCGAAACCCTGTTATTAGTAGATTCTCTAACATGATTCCAATCACCTGCTTGGAATAAAATATCCTTATCTGGGTCAAATCCGTCTTCTTTTATTTTAGATATAAACCAGTTAATTAAGAAATCTTTTTGTATTTCGTAATACTCAATAGAGTTATTTTTAACTCCAAAATGTAAATCTCCTAAAAGATATACGTTTCTTATTCCTTTTAATTTCATCAATGAATTCTTCTTTTATTGAGCTTACCGTCTAAGAAATTATATTTCTTATCTAACTCTACTATTAAATCTTGTTGTAATTCTACATCTAAACAGTCAAATATTTTTTTATAACTTTTAATACTGTCACCTGAATTAATGTTTAATATAGATGATATTACTTCTAATACATATATTGGGTTGTAAAATTTTTCTACTTCTAAAGTTTTTTCCATACCAGACAGTATTCTAGTAAAACACCAGTTTATTTCTTCCTTAGATAGTTTAATTTTGTCACTATGATCTGCTTTTTTAAGAAGCGCACTTAATTCAGAATCAGAATCTATTAAGTTAAATATATTACCTACCCCAATATTGTATTCTAGAGTATCTTCATATTCGTATATATCCTTTAGATAGGAATCAGAATATGACGAAGTTACTGATATCGATGAAAAATATTGATATTCACCATCTCCCTTTAATCCTTCTCCTGCCTTGTATCCGTTATTAAATATTTTGTCATCCTTGATTTTTTTTCTTATTTCTTTTTTTGATAATTTATCCTTATCATTTGACATATTTTAGGCATTATTTTTATAAAGAATTGAATAGTTCATCATAACTGTCATCTGACATTTCTGATACCTGTTCAGTGCTTTCTTTATTTTCAACATCGCTAGAAGTACTAGGAGTATTTAACGTTGTTTCAGTTTCTTTTCTTATTTGATCTTGTAATTGATTAGCAAGGTCGTCATCGCTATAGTATTCGCTATTAGGTGAGTTTTCTTCAATTAATTTAAAATAGTCTTTATGCATAGAGTAGAATTTGTAGCTTTCTTCAAATCCATTATCTCTGTTTGCTATTACTTTTATTTTCATTCTACCTTCAAGAGGGCTTCTCATTAGTCCATATAGTGCATCTACTGTATGGACTAATCCAAAAGACTCGGCTACTGAATCCATCCCTAAGTCATAATTCTCTACATCATCTCTTCTAATCTGAGTGGCTGATATTATACACCATTCGTTTCTCATTGCTGCACCTCTTAGTTGCTCACAAATCATTTTAACCTTTTCATATAAACCAGATTGGTCTTGAATAGGCTTTAATAAGTTTAGGTAATCTACTACAATTACTTTAAATTTCTTATTAAGTTGGGATTCTAACCTAAGAAAATAATTTTCTATGTCAATAGCAGTAGCCCCTCCTGTTGGGAATTCAACTACTTCTAAATGTCCTATTTCTTGACCTGATGACTTTAATTGGTTAATTTTGTCTCTAACTAATGAGGCACTTTCGATATCGTTTATATTTTCATAGTCGTCCTTTTTAATTTCTAGTATATTAGCACCTATTCTCTTCATATAACTACGGTCAGCTAGTTCTACTGTAACTAGCCCAGTGTTATTGCCTGCTAAGAAAGATCTAGCTGCAACATTTCCTAACACCATAGACTTACCTACCTTAGGTCGGCCTTGAAATACTACTAATGTTTTTAAATTCCAGCCTCCACCTTGGGTTTTATTTATAAAATCAAAACCGCTAGGGGTTCCTATCTTAGGTATCTGTATATGAGAAGCAGGATCCATAAAGTTTAATCCCTTGCTGCTGTTTGAAAAGTCTATGGATAATTTATTGTTAATATCATTTCTTATCTTTTCAGTTATTTTATCAATATTAGTAGGGTCAACTGATGCAGTTTTAAGATATGCTATCATATCAAACATAGTCAAATTAAGATTGCGTATCATAATAAACGCAGTAACATAACTATATAAGTATTTATAATTATATTCTCCTAAATTAAACATATATAGGTCATCTAACTCGTCTTCTTCTATAAAACAGTTTTTTAACTCTAAGTAACTAGCTAATTCTTTCTTATTAGGTATTTTAGAATATTCTTTAAAAAACTTAAGAGCATGTTTATATGTTTCAAATCTATTTTCGTGGTTAAAGTACTTAGGATAAATTCTAGTAATTAGCTCATCTCTGCTTAGAGAGTCATCGTTAGATGGCCTTAATACATTTGAATCGTTATCTGGGTTTAATATAAAGTTCCAGACCATTAATTCTAATGAGTCAATATTTTCTGAAAAATCTATCATTTATTAAGTATAAAATTTAGTCAATAGTATGTCTTTTATATACATACTTTTATTCTTGGTTTCAATATTTCCAGTAGAAATATTGTTTTTAAGTATTTCTATAACGTGACTCTTAAATGCGTCATTAGACATTTTATCTCCAAATACATACTTTAACGTTTTAGATGTAAATTTTATATTTGAATAATCAGAAATATCTTTCTTATTTAACTGATTAATAAGATACTTAATTATTTCAAATATTAATCCGTCTTCACAAGGTTTTTCACCCATCATATGTAAATTTAGATGGTATTTTATAGGCAGGCTAGAATTAATCTTCATCTTCTATTTCAAAATTTTCTCCATGTAAGTCAGATAGTTCGTCATGTTCAATTTCAGTTAAACTACTATATTTGAATTTAGGTATAATAACATTTTTATCTAATTGATCTATAACTGCTTTAGTGAATACTCTCTCACTAAAAATTTCTCTCCATGGAACTATATCGCCATTGAATTTAATAATGAAGTTACGAGCAGCTGCTTTTGGTAAAAAATAAAATTTATCTCCATCTACTTCAAATGGATGACACTTATCAGCGTCAGGCCCTTTTAATCTATTAAATTCTTTTTCAGTAAGTTTGTTTCCTCTTTCAACTCCACATTTTTCCCAGCTTAAGTATTCTTGTAATCCAACATATGGATTCATTCCTTTATGAAAACTAATATGGAATTCAATTTTTTCAGGTTTAGCTAAACGATTTTTATCCGTATTACTTCTAACTTTAACCCCAGTTCGCTCTTTAGCCTCTCCGTCTGAATTAGTTTCATCTTCTCCTTTCAAGACTCCTCTACTTAACATCAATACGACGGACGCAGAATATAGAGGACCGGATCCTCCAGACATCGCTTTAGGGTTGTACTTATCCATGCTTGAATAGGTATGTGAGGTAAATATCAACGGAATTTTTAAGTTTGACAGGTCTAATGTAAATGACTTAAATAATTGTCTTAATTCCTTAGCTCTAAGTCCCATATCCTGGGCATTACTTCCTTTTGCTATATCCTCTACTTCTTTATTAGTTTCTAAGTGAGTCAATGAATCTACAATAATCATTACTTTTAAATCTGGATTTTCTTCCTTCATTTTTATAATGTCGTACACGAAAAACTTAACTTCAGATATAATACCTATTCTTTTGTAGTTCATTAAATCCATATTAATTCCAAAGTTAACGAAATCTTTTCTATCTAACGCTCCTTCGGTATCAATATAAAATGTAGCATATCCTATGTTTTGGGCATTTTTAACTGCGTTTAAACATAAGAAGGTTTTACCGGTACCAGAGTCTCCTCCGATACCAAGACTTCTTGCGTTTGGATATCCTCCACGTAAAGATCCAGAAAGCTGTGCGTTTAATAATAAGTTCCCTGAATCTATATATTCAGTTATATCAGAAAAGCCTTTAAGCTTTACTCGTTTTTTAGCTGTCTTTTCTAATGCATCGTTAAATTTGCCAAATGCAGAAATTAGGTCTTTGTTGCTCATAAATAAGATTGTTTTTTATTAAGTACTGTAATGTAAAGGTAAGTTTTATCTTAAGTAAGATAAAAGAAGTAAGGAACATGATAAGCATAAAGAATCATGTAAGGATCCACTATTAACTATATTGTTAAATTTAACTTTATCTATTCCACCGTCTTTTAGCTTAGATTCATCTATTTTATCTATGTAATTATCTAAACTAAAAGCATAACATCTGTATGATTTATAGAAAGGCATATTGTGTTTAACCTTGCCTATGTAATATAAGTCTTCTACGTCAATGTCAGATATTCCAATAGTATCTGTTATTATTTTACATACTTCTGAAAATTGAGCGTCAGTGTTATATTTAGTATCTGAAGTTATACATGAATTAAAAGTATCTCCATTCAAGTAGTCGCTAGAAGAAACTAGATATGTCGAATCTATGTTTCCATCCTTAGTATCAAAAGGAAGAATACATATTGAATCAGTTTCGCATACTAATTTCCTATGGTCTACGTTATCTCCTTTAATGGAAACCATTTTATATTTTCCATCATTAAAAATCTCATCTTTAGTTAAATCATTCATCATCTACTTGTATTAATTTTATAGACTCTTCTTTTCTAGATGTTTTTTGAACTTTCTGTTTAGGTTCCAGCATCGATTTAAGAGAGTCCTCTATAGTATTTAATGTTAAAGTCTCATGTACATATTCAGAAAGTTGAGATAAAAAAGTATTTTTATCCTCTGCGTTATTATACATCATCTTCAAAAGCTTCCTATCTGGTAGTTTTATCTTCAATTTAAATAAGAAATCAGTTTCATCAGAGTTAAACATTTTGAAAGGATTTTCAACCGTTTCATGTTTTACATTAGAGCCAACATTTAGTTTTGGCTCATTCTCAACTGGCTCTAAACCTTTAGCTATTGGCAAAGGATTATGCTTTTCAGAGCTGGCCGGTGGGATTATTGGGCCGTTTATAGATTGAACCTCGGACTTAGTCATCGGCTGCATGTCTCCATGTATCATCATTAAGTCACTAGTTATTCTATGAACAGGAACACTTGAACCATCGTCAAAAATTGCAACTATAGTATTCCCTTTTGGCTGTACGTCTCGACACGTTACTAATTTACCAATTAACGTTGGATCTGATGTCTTAATCCATTGAAATTTTTCATTGGTAAAGTTTTGTTTATATGAGATTAATTGTTCTTCTGAAATCATATCATTGTTGTTTTTTTTAAATATTTGAGTTAATCCTTTTAGCCATTTCATTGAGTGTTATACTTTAATTCTTTTATTCGGTCTTGAGCATCAATCCTAGCGTTATATAATCTACTTTGTATTATTCTAGCAACTGAATCTTTATCATTTCTAAAGTATGTATCGTTTTTTGTTTTTATTAAGCCTTCAGTATTCTTTATCATTCCTACTTTACCTGCAAAAGATGAAGGGCAAGTGTTCCATTGCATCATTATGTTAGGATACATCGATTTAAAGTCATAACAAGAGATAAACTGATAGTATCCAGGAACGGGAGGCATTACCCAGGCTCCTTCAAATTTAGAATCTACAATATCGTCAGAATAAGGCTTTTTAGCCATCTTCTTATTATCTTTAAGAAATTCTCTACTCATTAGTACTTCAGTAATATGAACAGGGCTGAATATCTTATTGATTTCAATCTGTGCTACATTTGCCACTGAGAATGCTACTTCCATTATACCGAGCTTTTCGTCAATAAGCTTAACTAGTAGGTTATCAATAACATTATACATAGTAAACATGTAGATGTCTTTTTGAAACTCTAACATGTCTTTATACGGATGTTTAAGCTTAGTAGTATTTAAAGTCCTATTTGCAATATAATCTAATTTATAATTCTCTATTACTTTATATGGTTTATACCCAGGATCTTGCATAAAGGCCATATAATCGATTACCCCTAAATGGTTAGGTATCTTATGTTTTTTAGAAAATGTTTTACTAGATGCCATGTTTGCCATCGGATCTAGCTTAAGATTTTTACATCTATTCATTAAGTACTGCCAGTCAAAATCTATTACGTTCCAGCCTGTAACCAGAGATTGTTTAGGAGCAATTTGATGGAAATAAAAATTAAGTAAATCTTTTTCAGTTTCAAAAAATTTATGTTTAATCTTAAAATCTTTTTTAAATAACTTTTTATCTTTTTCTTGCAGTGGAACTACTTTTCTAAAGTACTCGTTGACATCTAGTTCCATCTGCTTGATATCATCTTGAGAAAGGCCATTAGGCATATCTTCTGATTTCATTATGCTCAAAACATAGGACACATCTCCTTCGTTACAGAATGATATTAAGTTAACAGGCATTGCTGCTTTTTCAGGATATGGAAAAGTTGAGTCTGTAAGTTGAATTTCAATGTCTAAAAAATTAACCTTAGGATTATTGTCAAAATCGTAAATTAGATCTATTTCCTGCTTAGTCAATTTTTCTATTATCAACTCTTCTATTCTGATTCTAGATAAATACTGAGATCTGGCTTTTTCTTTTTTTAGATATTTACCATTCCAGTTTTTTTCTATTGAAGGTCTATCTGATTCTACCCATTCAAATATTTCATGAGGAGACAGACGTTTTATAATATAATCAATGTTACCTTTCTTATCATAATAAGAAATCATTAGATCCTTGTCTTTTACTTCTACTCCTATTATCATGAATTATTTAGTTAAGTTACTGAGGTTAGGTCTAAATTCTTTATTAACATGTCCACATTTAGCGCATGCAATAACCGGTATTGGTGAAATACTATCTCTGTCGCTACCTGTTACGAACTTAGATACTTTTTTAATCATCATTCTTTCTGCAAATACATCACATTCACATTCTTCGCATACTACATCAGTAGCATTATTCAAATTATCATTAATTGATCCTTGACCTGAAGGGGTTTTTCCATCTCCTACTATATTCATACTTCTTTATTATTTTTAATAACCATTTTCTTGTCTTTCATGGTTATGCTCATTTTTAGCCATATATAAGTTTACCATGTCTTTTGAGGTTAAACCTATAGAAATAGCAAAGTTTAGATAAAAATGCAGACCGTCAATCCATTCATAGTACAACTCTAATCTATCTGATTCTGAAAGATCTGCTATCTTTAAATCTTTTGCTTTAGAATTACTAGACTTCCAGTATTTCCAACCGGCAGATCCTATACCGTCATTAATTCCACCTAATGCGTCAAACATTTCATTTAATTCATCTGACATTGCATGTTTATTTACCATCCAAAAGTCTGCTATCTCTTTAATCGATAGTCCTTCAAAATTAAATCCTAATCTTTTCTGTAATTCTTTTTGCTTTTCAACGATTAATCCTAAAGTATCTTTAGTTTCGTTGAAGTGATCTTTAACTTTAAGATCTGCACAAGTATTGTCACTATTTGCCATATAACGTTAAATATTTTATTTTTTATACTAAAAATTGGAGTAACGATTTCTAATTTACTAATTTTTTTATGTTTATTATATAGCATATAGAATAAATAATAAAAAACATCTTTATAGCATGGCTGAAAGAAGAATTAACTTGAATGATTATAAAGCAAGTGGTGTATATACAATTGAAATCGATCAAAGTGAGAATCTAGCTCTTCCGTTAACAACAGGAAGGCTTATGGTAGGTTCAAGTAGAATAGGACCTTTTAATACTATAGTATTAATAAACGACTTAAGAACATTAAAAGCGGTATTTGGAGACATTGATCCTAAGCTTGAAAAAGCAGGTGGTTATTTCCATAGATCTATAGAAGTAGCCTTAAGAGAAGGACCTGTTTTTGCATTAAATGTGCTTCCGGTAGACTCTAGTACTACAAATAACAAAGATCAAGTATTCTTTGCTACATTCAATACTGAAGCATCTTCAAGTAATGGAAATTCTACTCCTACGCAAAACCCTTTAGTTGAGTTCTTTAATAGAAGAAGATTATGGTTTGCTAGTGATGAACAACTAAATAAGACTAAAAACGCAGTGTTAACCGGAGCAGACGAAAATAAGTTATTATCTTTTGTAAATACTGGTAAGAATAACGTTACCATATGGACACGAAGAGCGGCTACTGCTGGATTTGATATAACTGCTAGTGAATGGTATAATACAGTAGGAGCAGGAAATAATATTGATTTTCCAAAATTTGTACATCCAGATGATTTTATATCTGATTACATGGTTGAATCTATTGTTATTAGTGGAGACTGGAACAATTACTTAAGATTATCAAAAGATCCAATATATGCTCAATTTTTCGATGAGACTGGATTAATTGAAAGTAAAGCTAGTAATTTTTTCGCATTAAGAGAAGTTAAAGTTATTAATAGAACAATAGGATGTTTGATTCCTGATTTTATAGATCAAAGTGGAAATTCAATTTCTATAGACCTATTGGTTAATAGAAGCTTTCCAACAACTGGAGTTCTATGCGCATTAGACGTAGATAAAATGGATGAAATTGATTTAACGCCAGATACTGCGACACCATTTGCTGATAGTACTGTAGCAACCCATAGAGTAGATTTAGTAGGACATGGTTTTGATGACTTAGCTAACTATGCAGATGATGGAGGATTTGAAATAGACGGAACAACAGCGGCACCTCAGACTCCTCTTATAGACCAATTAAGTTATAGTAGACCTGCAGATTCTAGTTTAGTATACAAGATAACTAGTTCTATAGCAGCTACCGCTTTTGTTGCAGGACTTCCACCTACTCTGGCAGAAACTTATTTAGTAGCAGAATCATCTGGATCAGCAGGCGATGGATATATCATCGCAATGAAAGATAGTAAGCTGTACAACTCATACGTTAAAGGATTTATTAAAACGAATGATATTTTGAAAGGAAGCCCTAACCTGTACATAAAGATATTAGATAATTTATCTATTACAGATGGCTCTAATGATTTACCATACATAATAGTTAAAGCATATTCTGATATTACTTTGGCTACTCAGGTTAATCCAAACAATTATACAGGAAGTGGTGATGAATATGTTAATATAATAGCAGACTCAGGTGAATTATTTAAAAATACTTTTACTTTGTCTGATGCTACTTATTTCTCAGATTATTCAGTTACTCAGCCTAATGTAATTACGGTTAAAGTTGTACCTGCTGCAGGCACAGTTAAGAGATTAGAAATAGATGAATTTATAAAAGTAAATAGCTATATTAAAGCTAGTACGGTTGGAACAATAAGAGATAGATATCTTAAAATAATATCTGTTACTTCTGAAATTGAAATCGGTACTGGTGATTTAATTTATGTTATAACCACCATGTCTCCAAGTGCATCTGAAGTAACTGGAATAGATTTTACTAGTAATCAAATACAGGTAATTAAAGGTATTTATAACTTTGCTACTTCGTTAAGAGGTCAATACTTAAAAGGATTTAAAGTTAGAAACGAATTATTACCTAACTCTACTGCGACTAGACAAAAAGAAATATTAGGATATTTGTTTGATAACACATCGATTCCTGAAACATTAGCAGGAAAAGAAGCAATAGATTTTAGATATGTAGTAGATACATATGAAGGAGATATTTCATCTCAATCTAAATCCTACCTTTCTAAGATAGCAGCACTACACGGTCAATCAATGGCAATATTAAATGCTCCATCTATTAAGCAGTTTGAAGAATCAGTTAGTCCTAGTTTTATTAATTCGACTAATAAATTAGTATCTTCAGAATTTATATCTACTGGAGGAGATTTAAGTTTAAATCCAGGATTTACTTTTAAGTTCGGTGAAGAAGACGTTAATGGGGTTCCATTATCATCTTACTCAATGTTTAATTTCCCTAACTTGGTAATTAGAAATGGAAACAGATTAATATCTGTACCACCAGCACCTTATATTTCTAACTTATACGTTAAGAAATTTAGAAATGGTACTCCATTCTTAATCGTAGCAGGTGGAAAACGAGGAGTTATTAACGACCCGCAATTAGCCGGGGTTGAATATGAATTAAGCGACACAGATAGAGCGTTCTTAGAACCAGTTGGACATAACTTAATAGTTAGAAGAAGAGGATTTGGTACTTTATTATTCTCAAATAATACTGCATATCAAAGAATCAATTCAGCATTAAATAATGCTCACGTTAGAGATAACCTTTCAACTATTGAAAGAGATCTTGCTAGAATCTTATTTAACTTCTTATTTGATTTTAACGATGAAATAACAAGATTAAGAATTAAGACTATCGTTGAAAACTATTTAGATTCAGTAGTTCAAGCGAGCGGACTTTCTACTTACGAAGTAATATTCGACAGCTCTAATAATGGAGACGAGGTATTAGAAAGTAATTCAGCTATAATTGATGTAAGAGTTAACTTCCCAAGAGGTATTCATAAGTTTATTAATAGAATTACTATTACTAGAGCCGGAGGACAATTAAGTTCAGAATCTACAGGATTTACTCCAAGCTTTTAATTAGTTATTTTAAAACTGTAAAATAAAAAAGGGGACATATGTCCCCTTTTACAATTTATTAGTTTCCAAAGTAAATCATTTATTCGTAATCATCTAATGAAATATCGTCAAGGCTGTCTAACACAGACATTATTTCGTTAGCTAAAACCATATAACATTTGTCTCCTTTATATGTCAATTCCGCCCCAGCAAACCTATTACATAGAACTAAATCTCCAGGCTTAACTGCCATTGGCGTATGAGGAGTTCCGTCTCCACATGCAATAACTTCTCCTATATTAGGACGTTTTACTGCTTTTTCTGGAAGCATTATACCGGATTCTGTTTGTGTTTCTTTTTTTCTAGGTTTTATTAAAACTCTTTCGTATAATGGTTTCATATTAAATGTGGGTTATTTTTTAATTCAAATAATTTTTTGTAGTTAAACTTATTAATATCTCTATTAAAATAGTCATCTTTAAACTCTTTTACTAGGTATTCAGGAAAAAGTTTACTATTTAATAATATTAATCTAGTGTTTAGCTTAAAGTGCGTTATTATGTCATTACGTGAAGCCTGATCGTCTTCTTTTATCTTATGTAGTTTCATAATCTCATCTGCTACAAAGTTAACTAGGTCATCACTTAGATTAGCAAAAGTATGCAAACATTCGCTTCCGTATTTGTCCTTTATAGTGCTAAGAAGAGACTGAGTTTTTTTAGGAGTCATTTTGGTCATCCTAGAAATGTTATCCTTCTTATCTCCTCTAAATATCTTAGTTAAGATTAATTCTGTAGGATTTAACTCGTACTTGACGTAATCTTTGTTAGTTAAAGAACTTACTACGTAATCGTGATTAGATTCTGTTATAGATGAATCTGGGATATCAAAAAAGTCAGATACTTCAGACTCTTTAGTTAAAATAATGTTATCTGAGACATATAATTTTTTATGCTTAGATCTTTGTTTAGGATATAGAATAAATACATTCTTTTCTTTGTTATGTAACATCTGAAGAATATCCCCATCTACAGTGTATATTATAATGTCTCCTTTTATAGATTCACATAACAGGGCTATTAAATCATCTCCTTCTGCTCCTTTTATCATGTACTTATTTATACCTGCTTCTTCTTCAAGTATAGGAACTAATTCGTTTATTAAATATTCTCCAAAAAGATAATCTGTGTCGTTCCTTTTTCTATTTGCTTTATATTCAAAAGTATCAACAGATAATTCAGATTCGAAGTTATTATCTGAAAAAAAATCGTTTATGTATTTTTTTCTCCAACTTTTATAATCAAATACTAAATGAACTCTATCGGTCTTAGAAGAAACTGAGTATATTAAAGAATTTAAATAACTAACGCAAAAATTTCTAAAGTATGTTTTAACTTGATCCTTTAAAATATATTTTCCTTCGTTAAATATATCATCTACCCAATATTTGTTACCAAGAGTACGGTCTTTAAAGACCATATTCTTAGTAACGTTTAAGGATACATTTAAAAATGCATGACCATCAATGATAAAATCCATCTTTTAGTTTTTAGCTATTAGGTGAGTCTTGATTATCTTCTACTGGTTCAGATTCTACTTCTTCGCCTTGAGGGGACTGTGACTTAATTGTTTTAATAGCTTTAGCTATTAATTCTGCTTCGTCTAAATTGTATGCTCCTCTGGTTTGAGCTGAAGTACATCCTGACATTAATACAAATAATGACTGATTTACGTCTAAGTTATTAAAAAACTTATCGTAATCTGCCTGCTCATCATAAGATATAGCATTCAATAGTACATGTTTAGGCTGTGCCTTTTCGTTTACAGGTGCTGCTTGAGCTTCTGTTTGAGCTTCTGTTTGAGCTTCTTGGGATTTTTCGTTCATAACTTTTTCCATTTTTTAATTTATTTTTTTATTTTTATAGGTCGCTAAATAATGAATCATATTCATCTTTCTCTTCTTTAGGAGAATCAGCGGTTGCGTCTGCTGGGCTAGAGCTAGTAAACTCTAAGTCATCGAGACCGTCTAAAGGTTTAGATTGACTAGGTTGAGAATTAGAGGCAGTTCCTTTAAGTTTTGCTTCTATAATAGCTTTAGTTTCGGCATCTTTAGTTTTAGCTAATAACATATTAATAACAGATTTATTTCCTACTACTGCTATAATATTATCAGCTACTTTATTTCTAGTTTCATTATCCCATTCCTTGTGAAGATATTCGTCTAATTTAGGAGTGTTTTTCTTTAAGAATTCTTGAACTAAAGATACTGACTTTTCGCTATTTTCAACTGCAACACTAGTATCATTTATTTTAAAAATTAAAGGAGTAACATCATCCATAAACTTACACTTAGTCCAGTCTCTAAACTGTTTTGTCTTTTTACCGACTACACATAGAAAGTCTTTTCCTTGAAGTAAGTGATATGGATTAATTTTTTTAATATCTCCTAGTAATTCATTCTCTTCAGGATTTATTTGCTCTTCAATCATATTATTAATATGGGCAGCAAATTTAAACAACTTAACAGTTCCTTCTAGTTCAGGCCTCTGTGGATCTTTTTTAATGTATACTGGAGAGTAGTGACTATGCCATCTAGAAAAAGAGTCTTTTAATTGAGAATGTAACTCAGGTTCTTCGTCTTTAAGGCTTCTTATTACTCCATCTAAATCCCATAATATAGAGGACTTTCCAACGTTAGATGGACAGTCCACATAAAATGCTTCTTTAGTTAGTGAGTTATAGAATTTAGCCGAATATTTAGTGTACTTACTCATCTTTTTATCAAAGATGTAAGGTAATAATCTAAATACTGATTTGTAAGATCCGTTAAAAGCGTTTGGATCAGGATTGTAAATGTTCGTGTCAGTCTTTCTGTCGCCGGTCGATGTGTTCTTTTTTACAAAGGTATCATCTGATAAATCGAAAAAATCGGTCATAATAAATAGTTTAATTTGTTTATTTAAGTATACTTAATTTATTTAAGTTTTTCTCTTAATTCTTTTGCTCCGTTTAAAATAACATTCATTTTTTCACGAGTAGTAGGATGATGAATAGATTTTCTAATTAATTGAATATCTTTTCTTAGTCTAGAAGCTGCGCTTCTTACTCCTTTTTCATAGAATTTATCGAGGTCTCCACTCTGTTCCATTTTTTCTATTAAAGTGTCCATTTCACCGAAAATAGATGTTTTAACTTCTTCTACTGATGCCTTAAATTGCTCAAAATCGTTCATAATAATATAAAATTTTAATGTTTTATACTAAAAGATAATTAAAAGTTTTAAATGTTATTTATTATTTGAGTAGTTAATTTAGACTCAGAGAATCTAGAGTCTGGGTAATTTTCAAGAGCATGTGTAATCCAAGAAACTAGGACTTTTTCAGAGTCTCCTATGTTTATATTTCCATTATTAATGTATGGAGTTAAGTATTTGTAAAATATATCATCTAAATTAGACCCTTCCTCTTTAGATCTATGGTACATTCCGTATACCATAGCCTCAATTTCTTCTATTAAATGAAAATACTCAGATGGCTTACTTACTTTTTTCCTGTCTTCGCTATCTCCAGGGTGAATGTTTATAGGTTCTCGGTTTAGCCCTATTTGATTAACATGTTTTATTTCGTGGAATAATATATCTATTAATCTAAATTTTAATTCATTTAAATCTGGTGAGTTACTTAATAGTATATGTATTACTACTTCTGGTATTATTTTTTCTTTACCAGTATACATAGTTGCGTCTATAGCAAATCCGTAATCATTAATATTTAGCTGTTCCCATGACATTTTATTGAATTGAGAATCAGTTGATGCTTTAGGATTACGGTCAAGTTTAACCATTACTCTAAAGTCTATTTTATCTAATTCATTTATTTCTTTTTTATCTATTTCCGTATATTCACTAGATATAGATTTATAGGAAGATATTAACTCGACGATATATTCTGAGTAATCGACCGGATTAAAGTCCTTAGACTCTGTTATTAGATATGGATATATGTGCTTCATTTAGAATTTACCATAATAAAAGTAACATCAACTTTATCTGTGGTTGGTATTTTACCTTTACGTGAAAAGAATACTTCAGTTTTATCTATTTCTAGTGCTGCGATTTCCGAAATGACTGCTGTTCTAAATCTTTGAATATATTCTTGATCTTCTTTTTCTAAGTTAGATTTTTTACCTATGATGTACTCATATATAGTCTTTCTTTTTATGCTTATCTGATTATCTGTTAAATCTTCTTTTTTAGTGTCATTTACATTATCAAACAACCATTTTTTAAGATCGTCTTCTTTTATTTCAAATGTTTTAAATATACTACTTGAGCTTCCGTCTGGGTATTTTTTTTTACCTTCTTGATTTTTAACTACAAATATAAAACGAAACCTGTTTATTACTGGTTCAGGTATAGGCATACCTTCTTCATCAAATTCTTGCTCTGTGATGTAACTTGAATATTTAGTAATAAATTTTAACTCGCTATTTAGATTAGTCATATCTATAGACTTTTTATTATTTATTTAAACATATATACGTTTAACGTAAATTAATCTCTAATGTATTCCAAAGTCTATATATGCAATCAGGAGCATTGCTAAATTCTTTAGGGGTGAATAAAGAATCTTTAAATTTTTTATGTTCTTTTTTATACATGTGAAATTTACTATCTTTTGATATTTTAGAATGTCCAATGTTTGCTAATCTATCTGCTAATTTAACAGCTAAAGATCCATATTGGTTTTTTTCTTTAGATTTAATAATTTTTTCGTATACTGATTGTTTTTTATCTTTTCTATTAAATAAGTCAGATGGATCAGTTACGTCATATACTATTTTAGATACTTCATCACCAAATACTTTTTTTACTTGGCCTAAAGTAACTGGAGTATCTTCTACTATATCATGTAAATAACAAGCAGCTATCCATTCATCACTAAAACCTTCTCTTATTCCTATATGGGCAACCATTTCTATGTGGTAGAAATATGGATATATTCCGTAAGATTGGTTTCTATGGTTATGTTTAGCTATTAGTTTGGCCTGATCTATTAAATGAGACATTCATTATTGTATTTTCTCGAAAAAAGATTTGAATATATCTTCAGTATATATTTCAAAGCTACCGTCTGTATTTTTTACGATAAAGTCAGTTTTAAAAGGGAATAAAAATCCCATTTCATTTTTTGCTCCTACGAAATCTAAAATTTCTTTTATATTACTACCGTCGTACTGTACTGCCTGTATTACATCTGGCTTTTTTCTATAGAATTTCATATTGTATGCTTGAGTTTATATATTTAAGCGTCACATCCTCCTCCTGCACAAGTAAACATTGAATTTTCAGGTTTCTTAGATGCTATGTTTGGTTCATTGCTAGAAGCAGATAGTTTTCTGTTTTTACCTAATTTAGCTTCTGTTCTAGTATA